GCAGGAACGCAACAAGAACTCCCGCGTAATGACTTTTATTTCCCGTTGCGCTCTTAATTAATTAGCGATTTTTATGTTTTTTAAAAAAATGATTTAAAGATATCTTATTTTTTTCACAAGCTGTTGATTTGTAATCATGTCGGACAAAGTCACTTCCAAATTAAAGCCTAAGCCGTTGAAGCGGATCATCAGAACTCAACCGGAAGAAATTGAGGAAATTCCGGTCGCAGAACCGGAATTATCAAGGAATAGCCCCAAGATTTTAAGGGAATACGCAGATCATGACGGAGAAACAGACTGTCTGTACTCCGTGAGGATCGCGGATTCCGGTACGCAGACGAACGAAGACGTGGAGTTACGTAAGATAAAGGAGGAATTACGGAAAACCCAAGAGGAACTACGTAATTTGAAGAAAGCATACACAGAGAGTAAAAGTGATCCTTATCTACTTTCGAAGAGAAAGACAACTAAGACATATGATGTTTACGAGGGTTCCGGTATTACTGGAATGTACATACCGAAATCCTATGGCTTCAAGGATGACATCAAAGTCATTATCTTATGAATACATTTCCACTTTTGTGTATTTTAAATCAGGCACTGGCATATCATCGTAGCTGAACTCCGGTACATAGGACCTATGTTCGGGAGAAATTTCGGTAGGACAACGCCACTCCCTAGTTTCTCTATCCCATACTTCTGTTGGGAAATCTATCCTAAGACTAGGAGGTTTTATCGCAGTGGGAACATCTAGGTCAATTTCGACGCAACCGACATACCAACGGGAATTACCATCATTTAGGAATTCTTCAGCTTTTTCTTTTGTTGAAAAGACGACACTTTGGTATACATCTAGATACCGAGCAACTAGAACATAGACATGCATATAATATTACATCTTTTGCTTTTCAATAGGCGAATAAGTGGAAAATTCAGCACCACAACACTGACTATGTTTAATATGTGTCAAAACAGAGACTAGCAGACTACCGGTCGCCATTATCAAAGAAACGACTACGACTGGTTCCATATATTATTACTTTGTTAATATATTATTCGTCCATCGCCCATAAAAAAATGTTGTGGTTATAATATAAAGAGATGCCTCCGAATCAAGAGATTTCAGAATCTGAACCCAAGGATCATAATGTTTCTTCATGGAACCAATTCCAAATCGAGAACCGTCACCTAAAAATGTCAAGGGCTGAACTTGCGGAATTGTACAAGCAAACAAGGATTAAGGTACGTAAACCCAGAGCCAAAGAGACCAAACCACGGACTATACTTAATCCTAATCGCTGGAATAACCTATTACCTGAACTCAAGGGAGTAAACCTTGATCTGAAGCACATTGCACTGATCTATAGGGAGAACAAGGAGAAGTCATTAGAAGAGATCGTCAAGATCATAAGGGAGAAGGCTAAGACTATTGAGAAGTTAGCAGACGCCATTCTTAAGAATGATTAACAGACCTCTTTCATATAGTGGTACCTACATAATAATATAACCTAAAAAAAAAATGTTAGGTTATATTATATAAATGGATCCTAAGACTAAGGTTATCATTAAGTTAAAGGCAAAACTAAAGCCTAAGATTAAGCCTAAACCTATCGTGGCAAAACCTAAACCTAGGGTCACCAAACTCCCAGAGAATAAGTGGAATCGTGTGCAACTCTGTGCTAAAGGACGGAAGTTTGATATCAAGCAACTCTCCCGGATCTATAAGAAGTACAAGGATACACTGACGGCACAAGAGATTTGTGACATAGTCAAGTTCCTTCAAGAGAATCCCCAATTTGAACCCTACTATTATCCGGGTATTACTGATGAGGAACTGGCCCAGATTGAGATAGACCTGGAGATCGACAAGATCCATCAGCAGAGCACGCAACAAGGACTACAGTTTACAGTAGATCAAATAGCTGCCATCTATGAACCTGGGTTAACACTAGACGATGTCAAGAACCATTACGGTGTGGCAGGTATTGCCAGTAATGCCAATCAATTAGCAGGTATTTTAGGCTCATTACCGGCTGATCTTTACCGATACAGATTTCTGGACAACGGAGATTCTGCAAGAGTAGCACAAGGCACGACTGGGGATATCTACCTAGATGGCATCAGTAACTTGGATCTATTCCAGGAGCATTTCACATCAGACTGGTGGCGAGTAGATCATTATCTCAATAATGGAAAAAGGATCCAGATTAGTAGGGTCAGCGAGATGGATGAAGGTGGACATATTACGCTGATGGAAAACCAAGTATATCGTCTGAGCGACAACGGCAAGTGTGTCCCTGAATCCATCTGTGCTCATTACGAGTCCTGGGGACAAGCTAAACTGGAACTGTACCGAGAGACGGGGGAACCAAAACATAAGAAGTTAGCTACTCGATACCGTAACAAAGCAAAACGGATCATGGAGTATTTCTTGCAGAATTTTGAGGATGGAGTTCCTCATCCCATGCTGGAACCTTGCTGCAATGAATTGAGTGTTAATCTAGAACTTAACCATGTCTCTACTGGCAAGGTGTATCGTTACAAATATGGGAATGATCCGATTGTTCGGTTAGTCAACATTGCTTGGGATCACGTGGATCTGTCGTATTCTAATCTGAAGCATGTTTTCTTGCCCAAACCTGAGTTTGATCAGAAGAAAAGGGAGATCATGCAGAGTTCTAAATCCTTGATCCAAGTCTTCTGCAAGTTCGTCAAATCAGTGCGAACGGTTTATGCTTTCACGATGCATGATACCATGTACGTAGACGAGCAGTTTCGGTATCTTTTGGACGATACCATGCCAAATACCTGCAAAGAGTATCTTCAACGGAACAGTAAACTCTTTATGTCCAGTGAGGATCCTTATTACCATTTTATCATTAACTGCACTAGAATCCCGGTCTCCATGGCAACAGAGAGTTTCCGTTACTTGACAGAAGACGGCTATGTAGAGAAACTAGGTTGCTATTCTACGGATATGCGAAAATGCTTTTTGCAGTTCAAGAAATCACCTTACTACGAGGGAGTACCCATTGGTGTGTCTGAATATGGTTACAACCCAAGTCTGAAATACCCAGATGGGCGGTATCGACAAGGTTGGTGGAAGATAACATCACAGTGTACTGATCCCTATTTGGGACCCATTGAAGGAAATTGGACTACTCCCCATCTACGGATGTTTACTGATTTGGGTTATACATATACCATAACCTTCGGGGCTTGGGACTATAAACCAGTCGATCTAGAAGACCTACCTGAAGATTCCTATCAACGCATTATCGGTTGCATGAGTGAACGTAAGAGCACGGTGAAGACACAGTTCTATGATCCCAATAATGTACTCTGTCGCTTGGATCATGACGAGAATGCCATTGATCATATCTATTACCGAATCTCAAAGAAGGACAAATGGAGGAATGGTTGTAATCTTTCTAGTTTCCTCTACGCCTTCGCTACCAGTCTTGTTATTCCATTTGCTCATCAGCACAAGGCTATTGCCGTCAAGGTAGATTCTATTATCACAGAAACACCTATTGTGCATCAAGTAAAAGTGCAGTGCCACAAGGAAGGACATACTGAGTGCTGTGCTCTGTGGCATCAGTGCGAACCGTACAAATACAGTTGTGACATTAAGGGGACGCATGATTGTAAAGAGGAACCTGATAAGTGTCAGAGAACTGGTAAGAACCGTAGTATGTTCTGGGCTATGTATGCGGTAGCTGGACGATCATATGCTGAGAAGTACAAACTGGAAGGACACTATGCCTTGCCAGAATCATATAATGGTAATCTAGAATATACTGTCTTTCCAGAAGGTAATCTTAGACTGACGGGACAGGGAGGAACAGGTAAGACTTTTACTACGGAGAAGATCTTAGGATGGGCAAATCCACTCTACATTGTCCCTACAATCAAACTCGGAGAGAGCAAAGTACCGTCTGTGTTTCAACAGTACGATACCTACAACAGTTGGCATAGCATGAAAGAGGGTGGATTGAGTTATGTGCGTTATCGTATTCCCCGAATCATTGTCTGTGATGAAGTCACATTAACTCAGGCAGGATTCCTGGAAGAGACCTTTTCTAGAGCAGAGGAATGGGGTATTCGACTTATTGTGATTGGTGACGAAGGACAGATCAAATCGCAATTCAACAGACCGGATCTCTGGGATTATCTGAAACAGAAGATCCCCAATGAACTGTATTTCAAAATGGATCGTCGTAGCAAGTGTTCCATTCTGGCAGGGATCAAGAAAGAGATGCACGAGTGTTCCATTAAGGGAGATCTTGATGGCATTATGAAACTGCTCGGACATTTCCAGTCCTATAAGAAAGCACCACCGGGATGTCACGAGATAAAGTTCTACAAGTCTACTATCGTATCCCGGAAACCATACGAAGAGAGACTGCAAGAACTCATTGAAGAACTACACAAAGGCGCAATTAGTAAAGAGGAAGCAAAGAGCAAATACGAGGAGATGCAAAGGGAGAATGAGATCTATGTGCCACCTCCAAAGGGAGCTAAGATTGTAGAAGGAACCCACACGATCGATTCTCTGCAAGGGGATACTATTAGTGAACCGCATATTCTAGTTGTTACGAGGTTGACTAAACGAGAGGATATCCCAGCATTGATTTATACTATGGTTTCTCGGTTTGAGAGGATGGAGGATATTTATGTTCATGACACCACTAAAGGAATCCTATATCACCGAGAAATAGTAGCAGGATTAGAAGCAACACTGGAGAGATCACTTTAAAAAGTGGGACCCCACTGACTATAAGTATATGGTGATTGTCCCTTTGGGAACGGAGATAACCACTTAAAGGGACGGTTCGGAGGGGCTGGTTCTAGACGCAAATCACGCATAGGAGGAACTTTCGCTTTGTTCATCCAATCAATTCTTCTGGACATATAACATTATTAAGAAATTATAATATCGTATTAATATTATAATGTCACTAGTCTATGACGGAGGTATGAGTCTAGGGGGTATCCCTCTAGGTGGTTCTCGAAAGCTACGTGCTCCTAGGAGTGTTCGGAGTTTGCCTCAGGCAGCTCGTGCCGGATTATCTGAATATCAGGAAGCATTGCGCATGATTAAGGAAAAATATCCCGGACAACCGGCACGTTCTGTTTATAGTCAGCTTAAGGATCAAGCAGGATCAGTTTCAGGGGTATTGGCTCATTTGCAAGGCGCGCGAGCATCTACGAAGAGGTCACCCAGGGCAGTGCGTTGTCGGCCGGCTGTAAAGGCAACTAAGAAATCTCATGGTGTACGTCTGACACCCGCAGAGCGTGCCAAACTCCGTAAGATGTTGGAAGGCAAGGTTCAGCATGGTGATGCTTGCCCTGTCTGCCAGGGTTCGGGTTTCTGGGATACACTTGGCAGCATTGCTAAAGTAGCTGTCCCGATTGCTTCTGCTTTCCTGTAAACCTGTTCCTTTGGGTAATTCTAATAACCTCATATACGTGAGGTTATATGAACTAATCTTACTGCACTTCGCTAACAGATAGGTTATAGTAGTCACTGGAGTCCACTATATTCAATGTGAACCCACCGACACAGTGACTCTTGAGCGTTAGTGTGTGGCTCGTAGCGGTAGAGATAAAACTAAACACAAACTCACGATAGAAATGTTCATATAAAGCAGGTGCGTAGGATGTGACGGTAGCTGCAGAGACACCATCTACCAAAAAGTCATAGAGGATAGGATAGAGAGAACCACCAGAATCTAGATACATAGTTATCCCAGCGCGTACCAACTCAGTCATTCCAACCGTAAGACCCGAAATACTTTTATTGAAGAGTGTTAATGTTACCTGAGAAGAAAGGGATTGTTGTGTTTGGCTAGAATAGATATATTTCTGTAATCCCGCGCTAGATCCAGCTGATATCCAAGTAGGAACACTTCCTGCCCCTGCTGATGCTAGTATTTGACCAGCTGTACCAGCGCTACCATTCAATAGTAAATCTTTCTTCAGGTTAGTCGTTTGGTTAACTACGATGGAACCTACAGATACATCCGTTGCGAAATTTACGGTAGATGTTCCACTAGCTGTATTGACACTTAGATTACTATCTGTATTGACGATAGAGGTTATCCCAGATGTTGCCGTAGTCCATATTGGATTGCTGGAACCTCCCTGACTAGTTAAGACTTGTCCGCTAGTCCCAGAACTGCCTCCTAGTTTAATTAAACCTTTGAGATTACAACTGGCATTAACCGTCAAGTTAGACATACTGAGATCATGAGCAAGATTTATAGTGCCTACCCTTCCAGTTACCGTAGGCACCACATTACCATCCGTGTTAACTAAGGAGGTAACTCCAGTATCCGGAAAACTTGGAGCTAGTGCTAGAGCTAGATCATCTAGAATATACGGGTTGTCTAGTAGTGAATTGATCGACATTATACTATCTCTTAGAGGAATATCCGTGACATATAACCAATTGGATAAGATCAGGATCTTAAATATGCGTAAACCTAGTAATAGAAAAAATCTTACCAATAACTATAGAAAGATGTCCCTTTTAATTGACCCCCAAGAAGACGATATTCAGGTTGTAGCCAGGATATATACCGATAAAGGACGAGAATCTACAATTGGATACCTTGATGAAGAGAGAGCGGAAGACTATGAGGATGAAGATCCTGAGTTCCGTCGATTGCGCAAGATCAGATTGAATGGAAAAGATGAGATGATCTTTCCAGAGATCCCAGATTTCCAGGATGCCGAGCAAGTGGATCGTGTATATATTGCCGGTGAGTCTGGATGTGGTAAAACTACCTTTATAGGGGAATACATTCAGAAATTCCGACAGAAGTACTCTAAAGCAAAGGTATGGTTAATCTCATCAAAGACGGAGGACCGTATCCTAGACTGTCTACCCATAGAGAGAATCCGGATAGATGAGGACATCCTAGAGATGCCCTTGACATTAGAGGACATCTCCGTAACTCCGTGTTCCCTAGCAGTGTTTGATGATATTGAGGACTTTAAGAATAAGAAGGTAACCGCAGCGGTAGATCAGTTCCTTAATGAATGCATCCGGAACGGACGCTCTCGAGGCATCTTTACTTTGTATGTTCATCATGATCCTTGCGATTACAAAGCGACTAAGTTGAAACTATTCGAAGCGACCCGGGTAGTAACCTTCCCAAGACGGTGCGGTGCCGGTATATATGACTATCTCTACGAGAAGAAACTTAAACTCAACAAAAGGACTATAGATGCTATTGATGGATTACGTTCAGATTGGGTTTGTGTCAATAAGAGGATACCTAGACTTGTTATTTCTAATCGATATATCCTAATCCCTTAAATCTAATATATGATAATATATATGAGCATTAACACTTTGCTTGATAATCCATATATACTTAATGATTTAGCTAGTCTTATCGCCCCGGAGACGAATTACAAGATCCAGACTTATACTAGTCAATTGACGACTACTGGTAACAGTATAACGTTACAAAATCAAACTTTATCAGTTACTTCTGGATTACCTATGTACGTTGCTTTATCTTTTAGTTTTGGTGGGTTATCCACTGGAGGGACAGCTACAGCAACAGTTAGCACAGCAGTGAACGGTGGTACTGCTCAGACATCCACATTTCCAGTGGCATCAGCACTTGCTTCAAATTTACAATATGCCCAAACCTTGTATTATACTTTCACTAATGCAAGCAATAGTGCTAATATTGTCTCTACAGTTTCTTCCACAGCTAGTCTATCTGGCGCCGGTGGTATCTGTAGTATGCTGGTGATCTACAAGTAATCTGGACAATAATATATGTCTGTCAATACACTCTTTGACAACCCTATATTATTGAATGAGTTAGCAAAGGCTATTCCCCCTACAGGAAATATTGGGAACATGAGATTGTTAAGTGTTCAAAGTGGACAAGGACTTGGGTTTACAGTAACTGGAGGACAACGATCCTAAATCAGAATATTACCATCCAGAATCCCGGAGATCTCATTGTGGCTGTTCTCTCGTTGAATATCTCGGCTCCAACAGATGCCAATATCTTGAATGTAACCTGTGCCATGGGATTGGTTGTTCCCACTCTCAATCTAACAAAACTCGTCAGTCCGGGGTCAGTCGAGACATTTGTTGGAATATTTCCTTTACAGAGTTCAGCTAGTCAACCAGCTTCTAGGACAGTTCAGTTTGCTGCCTCAGCCATCAATTCAGGGAGCAATTTACAGAGCCAAAATAATTCCTCTTATTGTTATTCACTAATGATATTTGAAGTGCTATCGGCGTAAATTATCTAGCAAACAGTATATGTCGATCAACACTCTGACTACTAACCCGGTAATACTTTCGGAGCTATCCACGGCTCTCCAACCTTCGATCCGTCCCTATATATTTCTTCGGAACACCGCACTCACCGGTGGTTCCATTAACACATATACTATCTTGAATCAAAACGTTCCTATTAAAGCTGGAAATACCGCTCTCATCACAGCAACCTTTGAAACTCCTACTGGATTAACCACTAGTGGTAGTGCCACCTGCGTCATGACAGTGATGACAGTGAGTGGTCAGCAAATCTATGATCAGCAAATCTATTCCCAACAGGCCTATATGGGTAGTACGGTACCAACATGTAACGTCTTCACCAGTAGTTTTACACCTGATGCGGATAACCCAGCCATCAATGTCACGTTGACGCCAACTAGCTTTTTCAATTTTGATACTCAAGATGGGTTTGCCTCTGTTAGCATAATCCAATAAGTCTCTTTACGAGCCGTAGCGACGGCCGGAGTAGATTAATCTGGTATATCATTATATATATATGGATATGCCACTGATCTCAAACGATAAACTCTTGGTAATCCGCGAGATTCAAAGGAGACAACGGCAACTCCGTAATACATACGCACCACATACAGATCCAAATCATGATCCCGAGAATTGCCAAGATTGCCATGTCTATTCAGACTATTTGACTGGATTAGAAGAGGATATCGAGAGAGTTCTGAGAGGCAAACCTACATTATTCTATAAACCCAATTATATATGGATGACAGATCAAAAGCGTGGAACATAATCGATTACAGGAAATATCCGATGACGGAAATCGACATGAGAGTCCTAAATCCTGATGCCCGACTTATCATTTATACTGAACTCAATAAGTGCTTTAATGTTTCCGATATTTTCCAGGGACGGAACAAGGTTATTATTTTGTATTTACTCCAGAGCAAAACAAGTGGTCATTGGGTTACCTTATATAAATCACCAAAGGGTATTGTCCATTTCTTTGACAGCTATGGATTACCTGAAGATGCGGAGTTATCGCTCTTGACAGCATCTCAACGGGCTGAATTTGGTGAGAAACAGAACCGTCTCAAGATATTGCTCCGTGATACTCTAGTGATCTATTGGAACGTTAGGATACAGGGACCCGGAACAGACACATGTGGTATGTTTGTAACACATCGTCTTCATCATTATGGGATGGAGGATCCGGAATATCTAGAATATCTGACACATCTTTGCGAACAGTATAACATGGATCCGGATGGTATAGTCTCCATGTATTGTTCTACTTTGCTAAAGCATCGGGGTCAGCTCAAATAATAAAATGGTTATAATATTATATGGCAGATGTATTCTATTATAACCTCAGCATTGGTAACGCCAACATCTATAATTGTGGCAAACCCTATGATCAACTGGGTATTAATGCCAGTAGTAACGTTAATGGCACCCAATCTATTTGTGAGAACCCTGAGGATTACTATTGTAGCATTGTCCGTCTCCAGTTTCCTGGTTATTCCATACCAGCTATCCAGTTCCTTGTACAGACTCCTGTTCTAGATCGTAAGAAGGGTATTTATAGCTTCACCTTGAAATATGGAAATACAGTCTCGATCCAGTCCTGGTACTATCTGCTCCCACAACTACAAGATCCCTTTATTCGGATCCCGGCAGAAGGACCAGATCAGTTAACCCAGGATTTTCAGAGTGGTTACTACAATGTCTATGATTACTACGTACTGGTTCAGATGATGAATAACTCTCTTTCTGCCGCCTTCACAGATCTCCAAACACAAGTAGGATCGCCGATCAGCACAGCTAAGAAACCATTCTTTGGGTTTGATGCTACCACGGGACTCTTCTCACTCTACACGGATCCCAACTTCTTTGACAGCTCATTGCCTACCCCTATTGAGATCTATTTTAATAGCCCCTCCTACCTTATGATCGATGGCATGGCATTCAATAGTATCAATTATAATGATCCCCAGGGACTAGATAACTTACTGATCATTACCAGCAACAACGGATTGAATGTCGCAACGGTTAACAGTGTTCAGTATATCAAGATGAGTCAGCAATACGTCAGTGCTGCTTACCAAAGTGCCTTGAAATCCATAATCGTCAAAACCAGTATGAACATCAGATCTGAGGTATTTAACCTAGATTTAGCAAATGATTCCGGAGCCACTGGACGACAACAGAACACATCCTTCACTAATATCATGACTGACTTTTTGCCTGACATCAGTCAACCTACAGTAGGTGTCAGTAGTTATAAGTTTATTTACAATGCCAGTTCTCTATATCGAATCTTCCAGTTTAAACAAAAGGATCCCCTCTATGAGATCAACGCATCTGTCTATTGGACAGATAACTATGGTAACACCTTCCCACTCTATCTGGAGAAGGGACAGGTCGTCAACATCAAATTCATGTTTATCAAGAAGAGTGTATACAGTCCAAGTCTAGCATTCCATCACTAGGACCATTAAAGTCCCACTTTGTCAAGGATGTCTATCACAAAAAATCTTCAGCCTCAATATATATATGGAATCTAAAGATCGTCGGATCGTCCGTCTACAAGACACCCGTCTAGCGGCCAATTCTGAAAATCAAGTGACTTACGTGGTTGAGGAGGGTGCTGCCGTGTCTAACTATCAAGTATTGAACTCAGACAGTATTAGTTCTGAGGGTGTTACCTGGAACTTGAACAACATCGCCGATGCTACTTGCCGTGACTCACGGATGGCTGTCGACGTTACAGTACAGATAGCTTTCAATGTTACCAATAGTTCCGATGCAGCCGTCAACCTTATTACAGCTGATAACTTCGGTTTCAAGCAGTATCCCTTTAACCGCATTGTCAGCAGCAATCAGCATCAGATTAACGGTGCCAGTTATACTATGAACACCCACACTATCCTGGATGCTCTGGCACGGTTGAACCAGTACGCTGACGATGCCAACTATTACGACAACACCCAACCCGATATCGTAGATAGTTATTTGAACGCCACTGGTTCCGAGTTGACACCCTTGGCCTCATATTCTAGCACGATCCAGGGAGATGGTGTCTTCAAACCCCGTACTATTGGTTACACTGTTACCGGAAATAGTGTTGCTGCTAACAGCACTGCTACCGTTACGGTAACAGCTCGTCTCTGGGAACCTCTAATCTCTCCTTTCAACACGATCAGCAAGAAGGATGCCCGTGGTCTCTATGCTATCACGGGTGAGATCATCACCCTCAAGTTCATCTCCGATCTTGGGCAGATGTTCGCTCTCTATGCACCTCCGAATATCACGGTTAACAGCTATGCAGTTAGCTTTCCTGCCGGTTATGCCAGTCTTCGTCTTCAGTATCTCCAGGGTTATAAGGATGAGAAACCACCCTATTCCAGTGTCTATCCCTATCTGGACACTGCCCAGATCTTCAACCAGTCTATTGGTGCATTTAGCGCCAATTCTGGGGTAGTTCAGGTTTCGACCCCAGTTTGTACCTTCAATAACATCCCTCAGAAGATTCTCGTTTGGTGTCGTCAAAAGGATTTGGCCGGAGGTGCTACAGCCCTAGCCACCCCTGATAAGTATCTGGCCATCCGTCAGATCAGTGTGGAGTTTGATAATGCTAACCCAGTACTCTCTAATGCCAATGCCCGTCAGCTCTGGGAATTGAGTTCACGTAACGGTCTCGTTATGCCACGGACTGCCTGGCTTCAGCAACAACTCAATGCGACAGCTGTCGCCAGCCCCCCTCCTCCTGGAGCGCTATTCGGTTGTGGTTCTGTGCTAGTCCTAGATCCCGCCATGAACTTGAACTTGGCACCCGGCAAAGCAAATGGCAGTAAGGGCAAGTATGTCTTCCAAGCCAATCTGCAGGTGGAAAATGCCACTGGGACAAACTTCTCCGAATGCAACATCTATGTCTTGGGACTACAGGCCGCTCAATTGGAACGTGTTGGTGGAGAGTATCGCAATTACCTATTGACTCTCCCGGATGATGTCCTGGATACTGCCAAGTCTATCAGTCCCATTACCCATCAACTCTATCTGGATGCTGGACACAGCAATGGTTTCCTAAGTGGTGGTGGCATTGGAGATTGGTTCAAGAAAGCATTCCAGGGTGTCAAATCCGCAGTCAAGAAAGCCGCTGATTGGGTAGGAGAACACAAGGGTGAGTTACAGCAAGGTTACCAACTGGCTAAGGGTGCTCACGATCTGATTGCTCCACATCTTGGGGGTGAAGGTATGGGTGGAGAGATGATGCCAGTACACCGCCCCAGACCCCCTGTCCGTCGGAAGAGAGATATGTTCTATGAGTAGGGGACCCCTTCTCTATTTGGATGTGAATTCCTAGAAAATTATAAAGAGTATAATATAATGCCAAGAGCTATGAAGAAGCGCGGAACCAAAGACGAAGTCTACTATGGAGAAGCTATGGAAACAAAGGGTGGATTACGTCAGAATGACTTAATGATTAACAAGAAGGGTAAAGTGGTTAGCATAAGACAGCATCGTGCTGGGTTAATGGTGGGAGCACACAATTTGGGACCATGGCTCAAGCGTTCCCATTATTAGATCTCCATATGTAGTATCATATACTACATATGGATCTGATCCTGGACATCATCGACAAATATAAAGAGCATTACTCTGATGGTGACTACATCGTGATAATGTCGGAGTTGAAAAAGTTCTTCGAGACAAACCAACTGCAATCCAAAGCACTAGACTTGGCAGAAAGGTATATCAGTATCCTGGAAGCCCGGACCAAGAACTACCAAGATAAGTTAATCCATATCAGTGAGGTTAGTACTGTAGTATTATAGCATCCTATATTATAGGATGTCGATGGTATCGATGGAATCGATGGTGGAAGGTTCTGGAATCGAAACAATCAAATTAAGGGTTACCCCAGCACTTAGTGAACTGTTACGTTCCCATAACCGTTATATGGCAGGTTTGTCAGTTTGGAAACAATACCTCATCTGGAGATATACTTTGGGTAGCGGACAAGTTAATTTGAGTTTAATCGGTGTTCCGAATCAAGAGAATCTAGTCTATTGGGTCTTTTATTTCTTCAAGTATTACAGCTATGATGCCCGATGGATAGAGGCCCCCTTCAAGAAGTATCTGTCCTATTTCAAATCACCCAGAACTTTCCTGCAAGTCCCCAGACCCAAGCAGAAACTCATTATCAATGATGTGATAGGATCCTACATATCCACAATCCAAAGTATTATCATGGGAGCCCCAAAGACGATGTCTAATATCACAGTCTATAAGATCAGTAGTATATACGATCCTAGATTGGAGGATCCCTCCGCACACATGTACTCAGTCTCACAAAAACCCTTCAATTCCACGACATATGATCCGGAGTTTGAGTTCGGCTATTTCTTGGCTGAAGAGCAACCCTCGGTGCTTTGGAGAATCGACATCCCAAAGGGCAGTCAAATCTTAGCTGTTAACCCGATTTATCATGCCTATCCATTTGAGAAGGAGATTATCCTTCCCCATGGGGTTAGTTTCCAGGTCCGAGACAGAGCTGAGACAGTACTAGAATACGTCAAGAAATCAGAACTCAAACTGGAAACTGTCCAGAAATCACCCTTCGTAATTGGGGAAGTTTACCGTCCCCTACCCTATTATCAGCCACCCATCCACCGGATGGAAATGCCCCTTCTACACGCCATCATGAAGGGCTGACAACTCGGCGCTGATCCTCAAGCACAGATCACGGAACTCTTCTAATTCCTCCTCACTAATTGGGATGAGAGACATGTATTCTAGGCAGTTCGTATACCCATCATAAGCCAGTAGTGATCCCACACATAGGCAACTCTCCTTGATTTTCCTATCAATTTTCAGTCGGAACTCTAGATCTGTCATGCGGTCCAACAGTATGGTATTACAATAGCACTCTTGATTCATATAAATCACCCTTGCGATCATTTTTTAGATAATAATATCTAAAATAGGATATATGACAGTAAGGGGAAAATCCCAAACAAGCGCCCGCAACAACGGCAATTTTCGTATTTCCCATTCTGGGAATACGAAAAATTGCGAGCGCGCAGCGGCGTTCTACGGGAAACTCCGAAAATAGCTGTGAGCGTTCCGTTAATTTCCCGTGAGGGCTAAAGGGAACTGGAAAACAAGTAACTAAAAATTGCGAGCGCGCAGCGGCGTTCTACGGGAAACTCCGAAAATAGCTGTGAGCGTTCCGTTAATTTCCCGTGAG